ATGCCGTTCCCTGTGGAAGTCGAAAAGCTGTTATGATATATTAACAGGTTGCCTGCATTGCCTGACGAAGTAACTTGAGTCTGCACACTATAGTACCCTGTTACAGGGTTATAAACTGCATTAGGGTCTAGTTCAGGTCTTGGCATGTTGATAAACCCAAACATCGGACAATGTAGCCCGTAGGAAGCACCACCGCCAATAGGTTTCATATATAATGATACAGTCATTACAGTGCCTACAGCGGTTGGTGTGCCGAGGGTGAACCATCCTATGGGGGATGAGTCAGTTACTGCATTTTTAACAAAGTTCTCTGCGGTGACTGTTCCATCAGGGGCAATGCCTAACACACGCGGCACTGCGGATCGCCTAATTGCCACTGCGTAGCTAGTGCAAAGGTTCGTACTCTTCTGCTCAATCAGCAAACCTCCATCCTGATAACGTGGAACATTAGGGGCATACGATACAAGCAAGCCGTTTGCATCAAACGCCGTCCCGCCTGTTGCGCGTGAGAATACGGTTGCCCCTTGTGTGGGTGTGCTGTTAGCAGGGTCAGTGGTTAGAAGCTTGAACCAAGCTATCAAAGCGGATGACTTTGCAATGATTGAACTTACAAGAGAGAGCGCGATATTCATTGTGGTTCTCCTGTTTTTATTTTTTAAGTGTTGCTCTTAATTTAGCAATAGCAACATCCATCTTTGCAAGCTTTTTCTTAGATGCAACATTGCCAAGTGATACTTCGCGCAAGAGTCGGCTTGTTTGAGCTGATTCAAGCGCGTGAATTTTAGCAAAAATCGGGGCGTTATGGGTTGCAATCAAATCAGCCGCAGCTTTTGCAGCATCGACTTTAAAGGACTTGGTTTTAACATCCCAAACCTCAGCGGATGTTGGCAGCTTAGTTATAGCTGTATAAAGTGACATATCAAGCCCACTTATTAAATCAGCCTGCTCAACGCTATCACACCCAATTACATTGCCAGTTTTATTCTCTACAAAATGTTTCATTATCTTAACTCCGTCCAGCCGTATGCATTTCCGCCGCTGAAAATATATGTCGAACCGTTAGGTACAATCGCGCATAAATTCGTGTCATTGCTAACACCAACCTTGTATGAAACTCTTATTCCATCGACATGCAATGTAGCAAGAACATCTGTCCCTTCTGTTATCGACACAAAGATGCTGCGACCCGTTGTATTCGTGTACGTTACGCCAGCAGCCCTGCTTGCAGTCACATCCTGCCAAGTCTGACCATCTCCAAGCCCCTTGCTTCCTAATGCAACAATCGCTTGTTTGACCGCTGCTGGACTCATATCTGTTGTTGTATCATTTCCAGCGATGGCTTGTGCTAAAGTTGATTGTTGGCGTACTGTTACGGATAGCCAATTTGCACCCGAATCTGTAACAGGGTCATTTCCGATATTTGAATCGGATTGTGAGATGTAAATGACACCCGCTTTGGTTGTGATAGCGTCCAAATTGTATTCCTGCAATGCGTCCCAACTTGCCACGCCTTGCTGATGCAGGTATGCCAGCACTTGAGATAGCGTGAATCCTAGCGCGTTGAAATCCTGTTTTGTTGGGTTCTCATTAACGCCAACGATGCCCCAGCCGCGAAGGAAATTAGCGGTTATATTATCGTCAATGATGTCGCTCTGCGTTACGCCGCCAAAAACTGTACGTTCTGTTCCTACAGCTGCCGAGCCAAACGCTTGAAAGTCACCTGAAATCCTGTTAATTTTTGCCATGTTATATCACCTTGCTTGCAAATATACCACCAATGTCCAGTGGGTCAAACTTGTCAGAAAAACCACGTGCAATCGGACTGTCAGAAAACCCGAATGTCTCGCCTGGTATCGCATGAATTATCTGGTCATAGCGAACGCATTGCGGGCTTGGCAGCATGCCTAGCTTCCTGATTGCATTTAGCCAGTCGCTGTTAAATGAAGGGTTCACATAAAGATGTAAAGCCATCGTGAATTTATCAACAACGTACGCATCGCCTCTGAAAATAGTCGCTATCACATCCTGAATAGAGATTTTACTATCTGAAACCATGTATGCAGAGCCATTGTTAAATGCTATTTTAGCCTTAATGAAAAATCTATATGCTATATCGTCAAGCTCTAAAGCGGTTCGTGATGGCTCAAATTTATCATTAAACGGTGCGCTCAAATATAGCCCTGCAAATTTATCATTAAACCCTTTTGAGTTTGGATTGTCTGAAAAACCGAATGCGATCTTTGCAACGATAAATGGAATGCTGCGAGATATACCAACAATTCGACCAAGCATGTCAAGTCTGTCACCTGTTGCTGTGTCTATATCGAATGCAGCACCGATTGACTTTAAGCCATCAAACGCTATCTCCCACGTTCCAGCCTTCATTGTTATTTCAGCGTTTGCTTTTGTCAGTGACCAATATTGCTTAATCAATAAGTCTGCATAGGCATTAGTAAAAAAGCTCATTATGGGATTTCCGTAATCGTAACATTAGCTGCTGATATGCTAAAAACTTCACCAGCACCTGACGCTAGGATGTCAGTAACGAATGTTATGTTGTCATTGCTGATAGACATTAACGTAGCTGTGAAATTATTCCCAACACTATAAACCGCAGCATATAGATTGCTTGCGCGGGCTATCTCGTTAATGCTGTACTGCTTCGTAGCAAGCGCGTTCTTAATGCTTACAATGTCTACAACAGCACCACCCACGGGTTGAATAGTCAATGTGACGTAAAGCGGTACTACCACAGGTCTATCAAATGCCATGTTGTGCAAGTATGAAAATGTTGTCATGTCTGGCTTTGTTAGTGTTTCTGTATATGTGCCAGTAACAGCCCCTTTCACACTAACGCCAGCCGTTCTATTTTTTGCGATAGTTCGTATTATGTCTGCAATATCACCGCCATCTACGACACACCAGATCGAATGCGGACTCATTGACAAAACTGCATCAAATGTATCAGTATTATTCTCATAAACTTTTAAATCTGTCACTCCAATCTGATTGGCTAATGCTGTATATAAACCGCCAACGGTAGTGATGGACGGTGATGACAACGACTGATTGCGGCGAATCCGTAACGCCTCGTCAGCTTCTTCAGCTTTACCAGCAATCGCGGCGAGTGGATTCGTAACAGATATAACTCCAATTATTATTGTGTCTTGTATTGTTACCGTTGCTGCATCTGCTGATATATTGCCGAAATTTTTAGCGAACAACGTGGTCGATGTTGTTCCAGCCATCATTGTTATTGGGCTATCCGTAACCCATAGCTGACCCAAACTATCAGCCACTGTATATCCAGCAGGTATCTGAACCGTTCTATCTGTTGTAATATCAACGTCAACTTGCGATCTTGTCGGCACACCGCGAGAAATGCCCGCTAACTTTATTATTTTATTTAACCCTTCGCCCGTTGACAAGTCTGGATCCATCTGATTGTAAAGGCTTAAAGCATACGTTTGAATGTCAAGCCGCGCTTTAGCTTCTATCCCAATCCTCTGACCGTCTGGGCTGTCGGGAGCTGTGTTAATATCAGAGCCATAAGCAGCTTGATAACCTGCCACCAGCTCGTCGTAAATTTCTTGGTATGTCTGAATAGTCAAGCCGCTTGGCGTTAGTGTAAAAGTCATGGTTGCACGCTCACTGTTTTGTCAATTCGTTGGTCATAAATATCAATCACTCTAACGATTATGCTTGCAGCTCGATTCGAGTCCACTGCATTGAGCTGTAATAGTTCAATAGAGCGAACGCCGTCAGTATTTAATATTGATTGCTCAATTTCTGCAAGAATTCTGGCTTTCGTATTCTTTGAGCCAAGCAATTCAATCCACGGTATGCCATGCGAAATGTCTGCAAACCAGTCGTCAGTAAATGAGCGCAACCGCGTCACAACGCTTTGCCCGATTGCTTCGGACTTTGCTGCATAATTTGCGCGACCTTTCCCAAACGTCCAGTCACCGTTTTTGTCTAATCTGGATACTATCATTGTGGCGCACCTGTTGAGCTGCCACCAGGTTGCACTCCACCATGAACATGAGTGCCAAACGATATGCCATTGACAACAAGGTTGCCTGTTATCGTAACATCACCTGTATGCTGCGTTGCACCTGCATGAGTTATATCCCCGTCAATCTGCATGTTTCCGATGTGATGTGAATCGCCCTTATGCTCAATCACGCTAGGGATAGTGATAGCACCTGACAACGGATTAACGCCTACAATGGCAATGCCGTCGCTGTAGTCGTGCGTTCTAAACTC